CAGTTACTCCAGCTACTTTTGCTAGTGGAACAACAATTGCTTTTGATGCAGTAGCTGAATCAGTTACTCTAGTTTGGAATAGTGCAATTGGTTGGGTTGCAACTTCAGTTCAAGGTGCAACAATAGCGTAATAAATAATTAGTGTGGGGCTTTGGCCCCACATAAAATTTTAACGGAGAAACAAAATATGAAATCAGATGTAAAAGCGGTAAGAGTTACAGGAACAGGTTCTGTATTTGCAGGAAGAACAAGATTAAGAGGAATTATTCTTTCTAACAGTACAGCAAGTGCTGGATCAATAACTTTACAAGATGGAAATTCAGTTACACAATTTATAGGTGATGCACCAGCAGGTGATGTGTTTGCATTTAATATTCCAGAAGATGGAATTTTATTTGTTGATGGCATGACAGTTTCTGCATTCGCAAGTTTAACTGCTGCGACTATATTATTAGACAAGTAGGAGGCTAAATGGCTAACACTACTTCTGGAACAGTTATATTTGATAAGAATTTTTCTATAGATGAAATTATAGAAGATGCTTATGAAAGAATAGGTATGCAAGGCGTATCTGGTAATCAGTTACGTACTGCAAGACGTTCTTTAAATATTATGTTTCAAGAATGGGCAAACAGAGGTTTGCACTATTGGGAAGTTGCAAATAATTCAATTACATTAGTTGATGGTCAAGCAGAATATACTATGTATAGATCAACAAGTGATGGTACTTCTGATGCTACAGCTGTATATGGTGTAGATGATGTATTAGAAGCATCTTACAGAAATGCATCTAGCGTAGATACACCTCTTACAAAAATTAATAGATCAACATATCAAGCTTTATCAAATAAAACTTCTGAAGGTCAACCAACACAATATTTTGTACAAAGATTTATAGATAAAGTAACAGTTACTTTATATCTAACACCTGGTTCATCTGAAGCTGGAAACTTTATCAATTATTACTATGTAAAAAGAATTCAAGATGTTGGAAACTATACAAATGCAACTGATGTACCTTATAGATTTGTGCCTTGTATGGTTTCAGGATTAGCTTTTTATCTATCACAAAAATTTAATCCTCAATTAGTACAACAAATGAAAATGCTTTATGAAGATGAATTAAATAGAGCATTACAAGAAGATGGTTCTTCATCAAGTTCTTTCATAACACCAAAAACTTATTATCCAAATGTCTAAATTATCTAGTGGAAAATACGCAAAAGCAATATCAGATAGATCAGGTATGGAATTTCCATATAATGAAATGGTTAAAGAATGGAATGGTTCCCTGGTGCATGTATCCGAATTCGAGGCTAAACAACCACAATTAGAACCAACACGATATACAGGTGATCCTCAAGGATTATTTAATGCAAGACCAGCGAGAGTTGAACCTGAAACAGAAAGTTTACTTCCCGGTAATCCATTTAGTTTAACTTCAGGATCTGCAGTAGTCACGGTTACGGAACCAGGACATGGGAGAAGTACATCAGACACTGTAGTTTTCAGAAATGTAGATGGTTCACCTGGAGGATTAGCATATACAGTGTTTGAAAATGGTTCAGGATTTGCTATAACAGTTATTAATACTAATAGTTATAGTTTTAACTGTGGAAGCAATGCAACTATAACAGAAAATGCAGGAGGAATGACGGCTACAGCAGGACCCGTTACATTGACACCATAATGGCAGGATTTACATACACAACATTAACACAAGCAATTCAAGATTACACTGAAGTAGATAGTAATGTTTTAACTTCTACAATAACTGATCAAATTATTGAAAATTCAGAATTAAGAATTTTAAGAGATGTGCCTATTGATGCGTATAAAAAACAATCAGTTGGTAATTTAGTTACTGGTCAAACAACAATAAATGTACCTGCTAAAACTTTGTTTGTAAAAGGTGTACAAGTTTATAATTCAACTTCTGTATCAACAGGGACTAATTCTTGGTTAGAAAAGAAAGACGAATCTTATTTACAAGAATATAATCCTGCAGAAACATCAACTGGTGTACCAAAATACTATGCTATGTTTGGTGGAGCAACTGGGGTAACTGATACGACTTCAGGAAGACTATTTTTAGCTCCTGCTCCAGACGATACATATGTATTTAAAATTCATTATGAAGCTATTCCAGATGGATTATCTGGTTCTAATGCTACAACTTATATTAGCCAATACTTTGGAAATGGGTTATTATATGCATGTTTAGCAGAAGCATATGGATATTTAAAAGGTCCAATTGATATGTTGACACTCTACGAAAATAAGTATAAACAGGAAGTTGAGAAGTTTGGTGCAGAGCAACTTGGTAGACGTAAACGGGACGACTACACAGACGGCACAGTCCGTATTCCAGTTCCTTCACCATCACCGTAATAGGAGAAAAAAATTATGGCAATAACATCAGCAGTTTGTTCAAGTTTTAAACAAGAACTTTTACAAGGTAAACACGATTTTGATTCATCAGGTGGAGACACTTTTAAAATTGCATTGTACACAAGCTCTGCAACTTTAGGTGCAGCAACAACTGACTATTCAGCAACAAATGAAATTACAAATGATGCAGGATCTGCTTACGTTGCAGGTGGTGCTACATTAACTAATGCTGGAGTATCATTATCTTCAACAACTGCATTTACAGACTTCGATGATGTTTCTTATTCATCAGCTTCTTTCACTGCAAACGGTGCTTTAATTTACAACACAACAACAGATGGTGGTACAGGCACTACTGAAGCAGTTTGTGTAATAGCATTCGGTGGTGACAAGACTGCAACTAACGGAACTTTCACAATTCAATTTCCAGCAGCAGACGCAAGTAACGCAATCCTAAGATTAGCATAGGAGTAACCCATGTCGGGATGGGGTCGATTTACCTGGGGTCAAGCCTACTGGGGTGAAGACGAAACTCTTGCTACAGGTTGGGGTGCAAAATCCTGGGGCGCTGGCGAGTGGGGAAATCTTGCAGACGAAACTGTTACATTAACAGGTCAATCAATATCTTCAAACGTTGGATCAGTAACTGTTACAGGTACTGGTGTTGTCGATTTAATTGGTAATCAATTTGTATCTAATGTTGGATCACCAACAATTACTGCTAACGCAGATGTTTTACCTTCAGGTGTTTCGTTTACAGGAAATGTTGGATCACTTACAACTGAAATAGGAGTAAGTGTTGAACTATCAGGTCAAGAAATTGCAAGTGCATTAGGTGTCATTACACCTGCAGATCAAGTTATGGGTCTGACAGGTCAAGAATTTACAGTTGAACAAGGTACAGCTGTAGCACCAAATGAAGACGTATCATTAACAGGTCAAGAAGTTACATCAGCATTAGGCACACCTACAATAGATGTTGTAACAGTTGTAGAACCAACTGGTTTAGAAATAACTTCTGAACAAGGAACAGCTATTGCACCAAATAATGCTGTAACATTACAAGGTCAAGAATCAGAGTTTACTTTAGGTCAACTTGTTGGACTAGGTTCATCAGTCGTTAATTTAGAAGGTCAATCTGTTACATCTACAGTTGGAAGTATTGATCCAGCAGATCAAGTAATGGGTCTAACAGGAGTTTCTTTCAGCTCTAATGTAGGATCAGTAAGTATTGACGATCAAGTTGTTGGATTACAAGGGTTTGAAATAACAGCCTCTGTAGGTGCTCCATTTATTATCCATTATCAAGATGTTGACACCGGTTCAAATACGGCTTATAGTGGAATTTCAACTGGTTCAAATACATCATATTCTGATGTTGCAACTGGATCAAATACAAGTTATAGTGACGCTGCATAGGAGATAAAAATTTATGGCATCAACCTACAATGAACTAGGTATAGAACTTATGGCAACTGGCGAAAATGCCGGTACATGGGGAACTAAAACAAATACAAACTTAGATATTATTCAACAAGCTGTCGCTGGTTACGCATCACAAGCTGTAACTGATGGTGGTACAACTACACTTACAATTACTGATGGATCAACTAGTACATCTGTTGCTAGAAACATGGTTTTAAAATTAACTGGTGCATTAACAGGTACATCAACTGTAACAGTTCCTGATTCGGTAGAAAAATTATATATTGTAGAAAATGCTACAACAGGTTCTCAAACAGTTACATTTAAAACTGCATCTGGAACAGGTGTAAACTTTACAACAACTGGATATAAATTTTTATATTCAGACGGTACAAATATTGAAGAAATTGGATTAACTACTTCACCAGCTGGAACAGTAGGTCAAGTTCAATATAACAATTCTGGAGTTTTTGGAGCTATTTCTGAAGGAACTTCAGGTCAAATATTAACATCAACAGGAACAGGAACTGCTCCAACTTTCCAAGATAATGCGGGAATTGGAATAGGAAAAGCTATTGCAATGGCAATCGTTTTCGGATAAAAGGAGTAAATTATGGCAAATCCAAATATAGTAAACGTAACAGATATTAGAGGAGAGTCGGTTGGCTGGAACTTAACAGCAACTGCGACTACAACTTTGATGACTGTGTCAGCAGACAAGCTAATTAAAATAAACAGAATGACAGTTGCAAACGTTGATGGAACAAACGCAGCAGATGTATCAGTATTTATTGACACAAGTGTTCAAACATCTTCTGGTGCAACAGTTGCAAGTGGTGCTGCCGATGTTTATATTGCAAAAACAGTTTCTGTCCCAGCTGACGCAACGTTAGTATTAGTGGACACACCTATCTATTTAAGAGAAGGTGATATATTAAAAGGCGGAGCAAGCGCTGCTTCGGATCTAGACTTATTCATATCGTATGAAGTGTTAGACGACGCGTAGGAGGGACTATAGGCTATGGCAAATGGCGGAATAATAGGACCAGTAAAAGTTGTTAACACACCCACTACAAAAAATACTACAGTTACGGCAACAGGTTGTTTTACAAGACATAACTGTCAAGTTACATCTGCTAACGTATTAGTTATCGGTGGAGGTGGTGGAAGTGGTCACGGAAATTCAGATTCACCTGCAGGAGCGGGTGGAGCGGGTGGTTATAGATTTAATACTTGTATAAGTATTTCAGCAAATTGTTCACCAGTAGTAATTGGTGGTGGTGGTTCTGGAGGAACTACTAGAGATGGATCAACAGGATCTGATTCTGTTTTTGGTCCACTAACTTCTAATGGTGGAGGAGGAGGTGGCGGAATAGGTTGTCAATCTCCAGGTGGTTCTAGAAATGCTGGTTTACCAGGTGCGTCTGGTGGAGGTGGTTCCGAAGGTAATCCAGATAATCCTAGTTATGTAACATTACCAGGAGGATCGGGAAATTCGCCTCCAACAAGTCCTTCCCAAGGTAATACAGGTGGAGCAGGAGTTATAAATGCAGGTGGAGCAGGTGGTGGAGCAGGTGGAGCAGGTGGTCCTGGAACAGCACCAGGTCATCCAACTTATCCAGGTCCTCAATACAAAGGTGGAACTGGTGGATTAGGGTCAAGTGCGTGGCCAGGTGATTGTACAGTAAGAGCATCAGGTGGAGCTGGCGCTGGATGTGTTGCAGGTTGTACATCTCCAGGTGGTGGAGGCGCAGCTACTTCAAATGGTATAGATAACACTGGTGGTGGAGCTGGTGGAGGTAAATGTACTTCTTATCAAGGTGGTTCAGGCGTTGTAGTAGTAAAAGAAACAATTCCTAAATGCGCATCAGGTGTTTGGAGTATGAATGAAGTTACAGATTTAGTTAAAGATGGTGATTGGATTTCAAGAACAGCATCAGTAGATTACATGGTAGTCGCTGGTGGTGCTTCTGGTGGTGGAGCAAATGGTGGTGGAGGTGGTGGAGGTGCTGGAGGTTATCGTGCATCAGGATATGGACCAAGTCCATTACAAGGATCAGCATTAGAACTAGGTTTAGGAAGTTATACAGTTACAGTTGGAGCTGGTGGAACAGGACATCCTGGTAGTGGAGGTGGTAGTGGAAGTCCAGGAAATAATTCAATTTTAGGAACAATTACATCTGCAGGAGGTGGTAGAGGTGGTGCTTCAGGTGCTGCCGAAGCTGGAGGTTCAGGTGGTGGAGGTGGTAACCAATCCCCTTCCTGTAGTGGTGGAGCTGGTAATACACCTCCAACAGATCCTCCTCAAGGTAATGCTGGTGGAAATGTGGGAGGCTTCCAAGGTGGTGGAGGTGGTGGAGCTACAGCAGCGGGAGGAAATGGAACTTCTCCTACAGCGGGAGCTGGTGGTGATGGAGCACCAAATAATATTACAGGAACAGCAACAACATACGCTGGTGGTGGAGGTGGTAATGCTGAAGGTGGAACTCCTGGAGCAGGTGGAGCTGGTGGTGGAACTGCTGGAGCTCCTTCTGGATCTTCTTCTAGTAATGCTGGTGCAAATACAGGTGGTGGTTCAGGTGGTGTTGATTATGATGCTGGTGGCCATCCTAGTGGAAATGGTGGTTCAGGTATCGTGATCGCAAGAGCAAATGCAGGTCAAGGAGTTATATTATCAACGACTCCTGGCGGTTCAGTTTCTTATGTTGGAAATCCAGCAGGTGGTGTAGATCAGATAGCAAGTTTTACAGCATCAGGTTGTTTAACAATCGGTGAGGGTGATCCAGATGTTATTCAAACAGATTATTTAGTAGTCGCTGGTGGTGGTGGAGCAACAGGTTGTTCTACAGGTGGAGCTGGTGGTGGAGGTATGAGAATGTCTGGTTATGGTCCAAGTCCATTACAGGGATCATCCTTATTTTTAACATCAGGAGATTATGCAATTACAGTTGGCGCAGGTGGTGCTGCTGGCCCTTCTCCAGGCTCAGCAGGTTCTGCTGGTAGTCCTTCAACTTTTTCAACAATTACATCAACTGGTGGTGGACAGGGAGGAATTATAAATGCAAATGGTGGACCTGGAGGATCTGGTGGTGGTGGATCAGGGACTTTTCCTGCTAGTCCAGGATCTTCTGTTGCGGCAGGAGGTATTGGTAATACACCCCCTGTAGATCCTCCTCAAGGTAATCCAGGTGGTACAGGTTTTGATGGTTTAGTAGCTAACACTAATGGTGGTGGCGGTGGTGGAGCTGGCGCTACAGGAGGTAATGCAGGTCCAGGTAGTGCTGGTAATGGTGGTAATGGTCTTGCTAATGATATTTTAGGTCCATCTACTACATATGCTGGTGGTGGAGGTGGTACAACTAATGCTGGAGGTGGAACTGGTGGATCTGGTGGATCTGGCGGTGGTGGAGCTGGAGCTAACCCAGCAGGAGGTGCAGGAGGTGCAAATACTGGTGGTGGTGGTGGAGCTGGTATAGCAGGTCCAGGTGGTGGTGGTACAGGTGGAGCTGGTGGTTCAGGTATTGTTGTTATTAGAGCACCGAGTGCAGTTACATTTAGTGCTAACCCAGGTCCGTCTGCAACAATTTCAACTCATCCTGGTGGAGATAAGTTAGCTAAGTTTATAGCTTCAGGAACGTTGACAATAAGTTAAAACTAAATTATAATTTAAACACTAAGGAGATAAAAATATGGCACATTTCGCAGAATTAAAAACAAAAGTAGATCCAACAGGATTTACATCTGATACTCATCAAGTAGTTGAAAGAGTAGTAGTTGTAGGAAACGACATCGAAGCAAACGGTGGAATTCTTGCAGATAATGATATGCACCAAGACGGTGAAACATGGTGTATTAATTTTTTCAAAGGTGGAATTTGGAAACAAACTTCTTACAATCATAATTTTAGAAAACAATATGCAGGTATAGGCATGGTCTATGATCCTGTAAAAGATAAATTTTTATCACAACAACCTTATGCATCTTGGTCATTAGATTCTAATGATGATTGGCAAGCACCAATAACTTATCCAACAGTTACAGAAGAAGGTGATGTAAGATACATAATTTCGTGGAACGAAACAAAATACAATGCTGACAACACACAAGGTTGGGAAGCAACAAAATCAAACGACGAATCGGAAACACCTACCAAATATAATTGGAATGGCACAGCTTGGGTGTCCGAATAGGAGACTCAAATGGCCAGAACCAATGGCGGTATAATCGGTAAAACAAATAAAACTTCTTTCGGGAAGTGTACGCAAACCGTTTTTACATCATCTTGCTCAGTCACTACACAACCAGGAACTAGACTTGTTAATACAGTTGTTGTAGCTGGTGGCGGTGGAGGTGGTGGAGAATCTTCTGGTGGTGGCGGGGCTGGTGGACTTCGTACTGGTGCATCATTTTCAGTTTGTGGAGCAACATCATATTCAATTACAGTAGGTAGTGGAGGAGCAGGTGGAGCTTCTTTTCCAAGTTCTCCAGCTCCAGGATCACAAGGATCTCCTTCAACATTTTCAACAATTACAAGTGCAGGTGGTGGCGCTGGAGGAACTTATTCAGATCCAGGAATTGCTGGAGGATCAGGAGGTGGAGGTGGTGGTGGAAGCCCTGATAAAATAGGTGGAGTAGGAAATACTCCGCCAGTTAGTCCACCGCAAGGTAATCCAGGTGGTATAGGAAAAATTTTAGGATGTAGAAGTTCTGGAGGTGGTGGAGGATCTTCTACTGTTGGGCAAGATGGTCAACCAACTTCGGCTGGCACTGGAGGTGCTGGAACAGACGTAAGTTCTTTATTTACATCACCAATACCTAATTCAGGAGTTTACGCTGGTGGTGGAGGTGGTGGTGCAAATAGATCTAATCCAACTGGAGCAGCAGGAGGATCAGGTGGTGGTGGAACAGGTGGAGATAATGGAGCTGCAACCGCAGGAACTACTAATACAGGTAGTGGCGGCGGAGGTGGAGGACAAACAGGAGGACCTGGAGTTGGTGGAGCAGGCGGACCAGGAATCGTAGTCGTAAAAGAATTAAACAAAGCAAGTGGTGTGTGGTCAATGCAAAGTCAAATGGCAGCCAAGCAACAAGGAACATGGCCGAGGCTTTTTGCAGCCCCAGTATCTTTTGATTACTTAGTAGTCGCAGGTGGAGCTTCGGGAGGATCAGGACCAAGATCAGGTGGAGGTGGTGCTGGAGGTTATCGTACATCTTTTCCTGGAGGAACTAAAATAGAATTAGATGAAGGAACATATTCAATTGTAGTAGGAGGTGGAGGAAATTCAGTAACTGGAGGTGGAGCAGGAAATCCTGGAAATGATTCAACATTTTCTACAATCACATCAGCAGGTGGTGGTGGAGGTGGTGCTTCTTCTTCTCCTGGAAAAGGTTTAGCTGGAGGATCTGGCGGTGGATCAGGAACAGGATCAGGAAATGTTCAACCAGGAGGAGCAGGAAATACTCCTCCAGTATCACCCTCACAAGGAAATCCTGGTGGAGCTAATATATTTTCTGGACCATTTTCTGCAGGTGGCGGAGGTGGTGCAGGTGCATCAGGAGGTAATGCTCCAGCACCTGGAGCACCAACACAAGGAGGACCAGGTGGAAATGGTTTAGCAAATTCAATAACAGGTTCTTCAATTACACGAGCTGGAGGAGGAGGTGGTGGAGGATCAGGTTCACCTGGACCAGGAACTGGTGGCTCAGGTGGTGGTGGAGCAGGAGGAGATACAACTGGAACACCTGGAACAGTAAACACTGGTGGTGGTGGAGGTGGAACTCAAAATAGTCCTACAGATAATAGTGGTTCGGGAGGATCAGGTATTGTTATTGTAAGAGCACCAGGACCCGCAGGACCTACTATATTTGTATCACCAGGAACTAATACAAAAACAACGTTACCAGCTCCAGCAGGTGGTTGCACAATTGCAACATTTACAGTATCTGGAGACTTAGAAATTAAGCCTTATTAGTAATTATTGACAGTTTCTGGAACCTTGACAGTTTCATAAAAATTCTTTATAAAGTTTTTCATAAAGTATGAACTTAACTAATTATTATTGGTATTTTAAATCAGCAATCCCAGAACGTATCTGTGATGACATTGTAAAGTATGGTCATCAAATGCAAGATCAAATGGCAGTCACTGGTGGTTATGGTGATAAAAAATTAAATGCAAAACAAGTTAAAGATTTAAAAACAAAAAGAAACTCTGACATTGTTTGGATGAATGATAGATGGGTTTATAAAGAAATACAACCTTATGTGCATCAAGCAAACGCTAATGCTGGTTGGAATTTTAATTGGGACTTTAGTGAGTCTTGTCAGTTTACAAAATATAAAAAAGGCCAGTATTATGATTGGCATTGTGATAGCTGGGATCAACCTTATCAACGACAACAAGGTGATCCATCACATGGTAAAATTAGAAAACTATCTGTAACCGTTACTTTATCTGACCCTAAAGATTATAAAGGTGGTGAGTTAGAATTTGATTTTAGAAATATGGATCCAGATAAAAAAAGAAACGTTAGAAAATGTACAGAGATACTACCCAAAGGATCATTGGTTGTGTTTCCTTCATTTGTATGGCATAGAGTATGTCCTGTTAAAAGTGGAGAAAGAAACAGTTTAGTAATATGGAACTTAGGATATCCATTTCAATAAAGGAGAAATATGAAAAAGAAAAAAGCTAAAGTTAGAAAACAAAAAGTAAAAAAAGAAGTTGTAGGTTATCCTCAACAATTACGATTAGAAGAATTTTTTAAATGTCCTATATGGTTTGCAGATGAACCAAAATTTGTAGATAGTTTAAATAAAGCATCAGACAAATATATTGAAGCATCAAAGAAAAATTTAAAACCAGCTATTGATGAACGTAATAAAAAGTTTGGTGACAAAGGAGACATGGGTCATGTATTTCATTCAACATCATTAATTGGTGATCCTAACTTTGCAGAATTACAAAATTATATAGGTGCAACATCACATAATTTATTAGGCGAGATGGGTTTTGATATGTCTGGTCATCAATTGTTTACTACAGAATTATGGGTACAAGAGTTTGCTAAAAAAGGTGGTGGACACCATACTTTACATACTCATTGGAATGGTCATATATCGGGTTTTTATTTTTTAAAAGCAGATGAGTCTACATCATTACCTATGTTTGAAGATCCAAGACCAGGTAATGTTATGAATCTTTTACCGGAAAAAGATAAAACAAAAGTAACTTACGCATCATCAGCAATAAATTATCAAGTAAAACCAGGTAGAATGATGTTCTTTCCATCATATTTACCTCATCAATACATTGTAGATATGGGATATAGTCCATTTAGATTTATACATTGGAACTGTCAAGCAATACCAAAAGGAGTATTAAATGTCGTTTAAGAAAAATAAATATACAGTATTAAAAGGAGCTATATCAAAAGAATTAGCAGAGTTTGTTTACAAATATTTTTTAAATAAAAGAGAAGTTGCAAGATTTTTATTTGATAACAAATACATTTCACCCTTTACAGAATATTATGGTGTATGGAATGATGAACAGGTACCAAATACTTATTCACATTACAGTGATATTGCAATGGAGACTTTATTAAAAGAAGTAAAACCAGTAATGGAAAAACATACAAAATTAAAATTATCTGAGACTTATTCATATGCAAGAATATATAAAGAAGGTGATGTCCTAGCTCGTCACAAAGATAGATACTCATGCGAGATATCTACTACATTAAATCTAGGTGGTGACCCATGGCCCATTTATCTTGATCCAACAGGTAAAACTGGTCAAGCGGGTGTTAAAGTGAGTCTTGAACCAGGAGACATGTTAATCTATTCTGGTTGTGATTTAGAGCATTGGAGAGAAGAGTTTAAAGGCAAGAACTGTGGACAAGTATTTTTACATTATAATAAATCTAGTTCTAAAACAGCTAAAGAAAACTACTTAGATAAACGACCTTTGTTAGGTGCACCTGCCTGGTTTAAAGGTGTTAAGTTGACAAAAATTAAGAAATAGTCTATACATTAGGCTTGTACGGAGAGTTCCACCACACCACTCTCCGTACTTTTTACTATATCCATTAAGTAATAAATTTGATATATAAGGATTTATTATGTTACAAAAGATAGGTTTTCAGCCAGGATTTAACAAACAAATCACAGAAACCACAGCCGAAGGGCAATGGGTAGATGGTGATAACGTACGTTTTAGATATGGTACACCTGAGAAGATAGGTGGTTGGTCACAGTTAGGTGAGTCTAAACTTACAGGAGCTGCAAGAGCTTTACATCATTTAGTAAATAGATCTGGTAATAAGTTTGCAATCATAGGAACAAGCAGAATTTTATACGCTTACACAGGTGGTATATTTTATGACATTCACCCTATTAAAACTACAACAACATTAACCAATGCATTTAGTACAACGAATGGTTCACCAACGGTCACTTTAACATTCAGCACGGACCACGGAATAAATGAAAATGATATTATACTTTTAGATAATTTTACAGCTATTACAAACTCTGATTATACGGCTGCAGATTTTGATAATAAAAAATTTATGGTAACATCTGTACCATCTGCTACCACTTTAACTATTACCATGCCATCTAATGAGACAGGAGCAGGTGCAACTTTATCTGGTGGTATTAGAGTTCAACATTACTATCCAGTAGGACCTGCAGAACAATTACCTGGCTTTGGTTGGGGACTAGCTGCTTATGGTGGAACTGTATCAGGTGAAGCGACAACAACTTTAGTAAATTCTATTAACGCAGTTCAAACAACAGCAATTGAATTAACTGATGCATCACAGTTTCCAACTTCAGGTACAAACTTTATACAAATAGGAACAGAAGAAATATCTTATACAGGTATTACATCAAATGTTTTAACAGGTGTTACAAGAGGTGTAAGAAATACAACCGCTGCAACTCATAATGCTGGAGACACAGTTACAAATACATCCGATTATATTGCTTGGGGTGAAGCAGCATCTGGTGACTTAGTTGTTGATCCAGGTTTATGGTCTATTGATAACTTTGGTGATAAAGTAATTGCACTAATTCATAATGCACAAGTATTTGAGTGGGATTCAAATGCAACAAACGCTGTAACCAATAGAGCAACTATTATTGCAGGTGCACCAACAGCATCACGTGATATGTTAGTATCAACTCCTGACAGGCACTTAGTATTTTTTGGAACAGAATTAACTATTGGTGATCCAACTACACAAGATGAAATGTTTATTAGATTTTCAAACCAAGAAGATATTAA